CATTAGGAGTTCTGGCGTTCAAGGACGCTCTGACCCTCTAGGTTACTAATCGCAGGTGGCCCACAGGTTAAACATTAAAAACACTAAGCTAAAAGCATTCACGGGAGATAGGGCTCTGCAATAGGGGGGCTTTTTTATTGGGTCAATCCATTATGATCAACCCTAAAAAACGAAAAGATGGTCTTGAAATTGAGTACTATAAATTGTCGGGGGACGTGGAGGCTAAGAAGAAAAAATACAACCTGCCTATATGGAAACCGACGATTTTGGACATCCTAATAGGAAAAGGTCAATACGCTATTCTAAGACAGCTAAATGTCATTAATTGAATTACCAAAGGAGGATCAAAATGGCAGCAAGAAGAACGCGGAGGACTCCGCCTGGTGGTGGAAGAGGTGGCCAGGGAGAGTGTGGGGGTGAGCGTCAATATGATGGTAATGGTCCGAGGCCAAAAAGCCAGAGATCAAGCCGACCGCCTTCTCGAAAGAGATAAATGGTAAAACCAAAAAAGTAAACAGAAGAGGTTTTTGATATGCCTGAACCTCAGGAAGGTGAATCTTTACAAAAATTTATTTTACGCTGTATTCCTGTGGTAAATGCGGAGACAACAGGAAAAAGGTATAAACCCGGGCACCCTTACGCAAAATGTAGGGGAATATATAAAACATGGCAGAAAAACAAGAGAAATTAGAGGAAATGTCAGCACCCTATAATTCAACAGACAACCTAAATCCAGACGGCAAACATCCTGGGGGGAGATCGCCGTTTTTTAAAACCCCTGAAGAATTACAAGTTAAGATAAATGAATATTTTGCAGGGGGATATCGTAAGCGTAAAACAATAGTGGGCAACAAGAAAGAGGGATATAGAGAAATAGAGATCCCCGATATAACAATAAGCGATTTGGTAATATTTTTGGGATTTTGTGATCGACAATCATTTTACGATTTAGAGAAGAGAAAAGAGTTCACTCACACAATAAAAAGAGCACGGACATTTATTGAACGTGAATACGAATCGTTATTAAAGGATGGCAACCCCGCTGGTGCTATTTTCGCCTTAAAGAATTTTGGCTGGATAGATCGGCAAGACCACGCTGTAACAGGGGATCAAACTTTACATGTAGTCTATGACCAATCACCGACACCCGATGGAGATGAGAAATCAGGCGCTCAGGGAGATTGAAATTAATTAATATAGGGCTTACTGTATTGGCTCAAATTTACTTGCTCTGAAATTTAACAAATTTATTTAATTTATAATATAATAAAACTTAATGTAATCTAATAAAGGTCGCTATTTAAACGGCTTTTTTAATTGAGTTTGGTTGATTTCTATAAGTATTTGATATTTTTATGGAAGTCAAGGGGCTCAGTTTACATATAGGAACATTATCGGAACCAACCGCTTAATATTATTAAGTTTAATTAAGCAGGGATTTAAAAATTAGTTTAGTTAGTAAAAATGAGTTTAAATGCCTACAATCCATTTACCGGGTCCCCACAAGAAGCAAAAAGAGTTTATTAGTCACCCAGCAAAGAGAAAGATTGTAAGGGCGGGTCGGCGGAGTGGTAAGACGGTAGGGATTTCGATAGCGGCCGTTGAATGGTTTTTGGGTAATCCGGCTCTAAAAATTCCACAGCACAGGGTCTTATATACGGCGCCGACGATGGAACAAGTGGGAAGGTTTTGGACGGTAGTTACCCGGGCGCTGGATGAACCCGTTAAAGCCAGTCTTATGAGGAAAAATGAGGCGGAGCATTTTATTGAACTCCCGGGGACCGATTATCGGATTAAGGCAAAAACAGCATGGAACGCTGACAGTATGCGCGGGGATTATGCTGACAAGCTCATTTTTGACGAATGGCAATTAATGAATGAGGACGCCTGGGGAACGGTAGGCGCCCCAATGCTCCTTGACAACAATGGGGATGCGATTTTTATCTATACGCCTCCCAGCCTAAGAAGCCGATCAGCAAGCAAAGCGGATAATCCACAGCATGCGGCTCAAATGTTCAAGAAAGCCATGGAATTACAAAATGGCGGTTCTGCTAGGTGGGCGGCATTTCATTTTACGTCAAGAGATAATCCATACCTCTCACGAGAGGCGTTGGAGGAAATTACTCAGGACATGACTTCTTTGGCTTATCGGATGGAAATATTAGCCGAGGACGTCAATGAGGCTCCCGGGGCTCTCTGGACTAGGAAGATGATAGACGATTTCAGGGTTCTATCGGCTCCTGAATTAGATAGGATTGTGGTTGCGGTAGACCCGTCAACTACTGGTACCGGCGATGAAGCCGGTATTATTGTATGCGGGAAAAGGGGCCAAGAAGGATATATTTTAGCCGATAAGTCTATCCAAGGTAGTCCGTTGGTATGGGCGAAGGAAGTGGTTAAAGCCTATCATAATTATCAGGCTGATTTAATAGTGGCCGAAAAGAATCAAGGTGGGGAAATGGTGGAATTAACCATACACCAAGTTGATAAATCTGTTCCCGTTAAATTAGTTCATGCCTCTAGGGGAAAACAAGCTAGGGCAGAGCCGGTAAGTGCAAAAGCCGAAAAGAGATTAATCCACCATGTGGGAAACTTTCCCGAATTGGAAGACGAACAATGTTTGTGGATACCTGGAGATCCATCTCCAAATCGATTAGACGCCATGGTATGGGGTATGACGGAATTGATAATATCTGAATTGATATATTCAGGTTTTGATGTGGGATCATTAGGAAATCTATCAGGGGTAGCCGTATGATTCTTAAACCTATATCAGCAAAACCGGATTTAAAGCGTGATACAGTACACCTATCTTTCGATATAGGCCCTTCTCCGGTTGAGATGCACATGCGCGGGGCTATCGCTTGGCCGGAGGGCGGAATACCAGGTATAGCATTAGTAGCTGGATTCGATATTAAAACAGAGCATATCTGGATTTTTGATGATTATCTGTTTATAACATTCGAGCCCTTATTTATCAAAAACCGGAATAAAGAGGTAGGTTTACAGCTTTTTCTCAGGGATATTTGGGTAAAATACGGATGTAACACATTATTTTATGCCGCACAGCCAGAGATACACCAACTGTATTCCAGGCAAGTCTATCGGGATGAGATTTTAAGGCCTATAGGGATCTCATTTATCAAGGCGCCATATACGGACGATAAGATTGCAGATGATAATATCAAAGCTAGGGTTGCCTTAAAGACAATCCATTGGTCGGCACAATCGGACTTAGAACAACAAAGGGCAGATGAAAACTCAAGAGGTAGACATGCCCTTCGGACTTTGGTGGCCGGATTTGAATACCTACCATGGCATGACTGGACCAAGGAAGAGAAAATAAAGGAGTATTATTTATGACTGAATTAGTTAGTTTAAAACTATCGAAGAAAGCAAAAAAGGACACGATGGAAGGTGTTTCAATCGGGGATCAAGAATACCCCTATGGAACACGATTGAGGTTTGAGGAAGACCAAATTGAGAAGATCCCTATATTATCCAAGATTAAAGCTGGAGATATAGGATCAGGATCTTTTGAATATAAGGTGATAGAAGTGAATGTTACGGATCGGGATAAGGACAAGAAGCGACACCGGGTCGAAATCCAGATCCAGAAGATAGCAATTAATGATAAGGGGTCTTTTAATGACGCTTTCAGCGAAGCGAGCAATAAAAAAGGAGGATAAGCCAATGGTAGGAATTACGATGAGTGAAAAGACAAGGATTATGACAGCCATAAATAAGATTGGTGTCCTAGAGAAAAAGGTGAATGAACTGGAAAAGGCTGTATTGGAGAGCACAAGAGTTGTTGAGTTATCCGCAAAGGAAGTTGATACAGCGAAATATCCAACGATCGAAGTAAAAGAAAAAGCGATCGAAGTAAAAGAAGCGGCAAAGAAAACCACCAGAAAAAGGAAAAAATAATAGATGGATGCCTATTCGTCCGGACTCGCAGAATATCTTCATGGTCTATTTGAAGATTATAAGACCAATAAATCAGCCTTCACCAAGAAATGTACCGAAAACCTTAATTCTTTCAAGGGAATAGACAATAAGGAATGGAAGATTAAGGAAGGCGAAGACTGGAGGTCTAGAACCTTCATAAAATTGATAAAGGTTAAAATATTTGCTGCGATATCTATGTTGTGCGATTTTCTTCTTCAGGGTGGCAAGCTTCCTTTTATGTTGAAAGAATCCGAATTTGAAGACAAACCAGGAGAAGTCGAAGAAACTGCCGTTGAAAAAATGACAGAAAAGATAAGGGATCAGCTTGAGATTAGAAAGGCCGACAAAGAGACCAAGCGGAAAATATTCTCTATGGGCCTTTATGGTATGACTTGGAGCAAATACGATATTGAAGAACATGCGCAATCAGGGTATGAAATGGTTCTACCGGAAGGCTTTGATGAAACCTTACTAGACGATCCGGCATTAAAGGGATTAATCCGTTATAAATCAATTAATAAAACGAATAGAATACCGGGACACAGATATACAAGTTTGTGGTCTATGTTTTGGGATATGGAAGAGGAAGATGTTCAAAAAATGCATGGGTTATTTGAGAGAACCCTTATTAGTCCTTATGAATTAAGGCAGAAGAAAGATAAACCACACTATATTAATTCCGCGATTAGTGGCGCTATTTCTCAGGCAGCAAGGGATGATAGCTCGTCATCTGAAGACATGTCTCCCGTGGAAAAATTGGTTTCTAAGCGAAAAAGGAATATCCCGGATTATGAATATTGGGGCCGGGTGCCAAGACGGATTGCGGAAGATTTTGAGCGAGACTTTTTACACCGCCGCGATAAATCAAAAAAGAAGCCCAAAACTGAACCTGAATTATCGAATACACAAAACGATGGTGATGAAATTGAGATTTTGGCTGAGATGGCTGGTAATGAGGTTATCCGTTTTAAGCGCCGGACAGATAAACGGCCATATAAAAAAGCGACATGGGAAGAATGTCTTGATGAAACCACTGGAATCGGTATAGCCGATAACGGTGAAGATGTTCAGGGTGTATATAACGGCACGCTCCGGTCAATAGAGGATAATAGTAGGTTAGCCGGCAACGTGATAGTGGCTTTGAAGGAAAGATTTTTAGCCCCTGGGGCTTTTGATGAAATAACTCCTGGCATGAGAGTTAAGGTTTCTGATGAATGCGATGACGCGCAAAAAGCCGTCCAACAGATCGTTATAAAAAGCATGGTAGGCGATTTATATCCGTTATTAAACTTATTTGACAATTTGATGGATATAGTTACCCAAGTTTCAAAACAGATTTATGGTGCTGAAGTAAACCAAGAGAAGACGGCGTTTGAAGCCAATCAACTCAACGAGAACTCTTTAAAATATTTTGGGGATATAATAAGGGGATTTGATAATAATATTATTGAGTTGGAGATTCAGGATATATACGATTACAACATGCAGGACCCCGGGATTCCCCAAGAAGTTAAATGTCCCTGTATTGTTCATGCAACAGGGTTTACCGGATTTCAGAACAAGATTATCAAGGGAAATGCCTTGAGGCAGATACTTACTTTGATAATGTCAGATAAATCAGGAGAACTTCAATCGCTGAATGATATTGAAAAGTTAATGGCTGAGCAATATAAGTCTTATGATTTAGATCCGGATGAATTTATTAAATCGGAAGAAAAACGACAACAGGAAATGCAAGACAAAGCTCAAATTGAAGCAAAGGCCAAAGCAGAAGCAGAAGAAATGATACGGAAAAAGATTGCGATGGAATCGGAAGCTGAAATTGCCAAAAGGGAACATGAGGCGGAACTGAAATCGAAAGAGAAGGAAGATGATTTTCAGAGGGACATGATAAAGGATGCCGTAAATGTTTAATTAATTCATATCTTTATTAATTTTTTATACCCGATTAAGCACAGACTTTTTCGGGTTTTTTATTAGAGGAACCTAACAGAAACCCATAATTCAGGAGGTTCAAAATGTATAAAGGCGAAATAATTCATTTTATTGGTGGGATTACAGAGTATATCGGTGAACTGGATCAAACGGAACACCCTAAAGGTACTGGTTGGTATAGAATTAAAAATCCCTGCTATTTTGTCCAACAAAAGAGCCCCGACGGAAAGTCCATAACCCTTGGTGTGAGCCGGATATGGGGAGTTGATAATCTTTATAGAAAATACGTTGATCTTTATTGTCCCCCTGATTCATTAATAGAAATTCGTACATTAGATAAAAATGGCGGGTTTTATAAATCCTATATGAATCAACTTGAAAGACCTAGTCTTGATAAGATTATTCCGCCAACCGGGGCGGATCTTCAAGCGGTTAGAGGGCATTAAAAATGGATTTCCTGCCGGGTGAAGCCGAGCTAATCCATGATATTGATCGCCTGCAACATACTCAGGCACTTTTTAATGTAATCAATAGACAACTGGAAAGATTGAGGGTTGATGTAGAAGACAACCCCCATATAGATGATGAAAACATTAAACGTGATTTCCGATTTAAACTAGGGATGGTTAAAGCATTAAGGTGGGTATTATCGAGACCAGAAGAGGCCCGGGATACCTTAACAAATTCAAGTTAATAGGAGGATTGTATTATGAGAAAATCATTTAGTTTTATTTTAGTGTTCTTTCTGGTCTTGACATTTTCTTATCAGGCTATGGCAAGGGCGGTAAGGACCAATAGCAATAATGTCTGGACAGGTAAAAACACATTTACCCAGGCAGTTACATTCCTTGATAATACGTTCGATGTAACAGGGGCTATCACATTAGATGAGGGGCTCACGATAGATAATATTGTGGACAACACCCTCGAATTTAATGAGAACGACGAGGAGTTCATCTGGACATTCGGCACTGATGAAATTGCCCTTTCAAGCACTTCAGGGGTTGTTGAGATCAGTCTTTTCGATAATTCCGCGGATGTTACATTATCTCATGCTACGAATGGGGCGGCAGATGATTTTTATCTCACTTTGACCGGTGCAACCAATTCCAGTCTATTTATCAGTTCCACGGGGACCGGGGCGGATGCGTTAGGTCTTAGCACTTCAGCAGGCGGGATTGATATCACGGTTGCAGGCTCGGCCGCTGGAGAAGATCTTGACCTTTTGTCGGCTTCTTCAATTAATATCACCGCGACTGAGGATTCTGCGGACGATGCCATTGTCATTAATGTGTCGGGTGCTGGTAGCGGGATGCGGATTACTTCATTGGCTGATATAGACATCACCACGACCGGGGCCGATGGAGAGGATATATCTGTAACAAATACTGGCGGGTCAGTTATTATTACGGCGACTGAAGCCGTCGAGGATGCGGTAGTGATTTCAGCTTCAACGGCGGCAGGTGGAATTGATATTACCAGTAATGCGGACCTTGATATTACGACAACCGGAGCTTCGGATGAAGATATTACTATTTTAAATACCGGCGGTTCTGTAATTATCGAAGCTACGGAAGCGAAGGCGGATGCAATTATACTAAATGCGTCAACGGCTTTGGGCGGTATCGATATTAAGTCCAACCATGATATTGATATCACAACCGCTGGTGCATCTGGAGAGGATATTTCAGTTATTAATACAGGTGGATCGGTTTGGATTGAAGCTACTGAGGCTGAAGAAGATGCCGTAACCATTAAGGCTACTACCGCAGCCGGTGGCATAGACATTTCCTCACAAGCGGATATTGATATCACGACTGTTGGCGTTTCAGGAGAAGACATCTCTATCGTAAACACAGGTGGATCAGTAATCGTTCAGGCTACTGAATCGGCGAATGACGCGGTTATTTTAGAGGCAACAGCGGGCGGAGTTGATATCTTAGCTTCTGGGGCTGCGGATGGTGAAGACATTGACATCGTAGCTACGGGATCGAGTGTGAACATTACCTCAACCCAGGCCGTTGCCAATGCCATCGTTTTGAGCGCTTCTACAGCGTTAGGCGGAATAGATATAACATCAAACGCCGATATCGATATTACAACCACAGGGACGACGGATGAGGATATTACAATTACAAATACTGGCGGTTCCATTAATTTAAGTGCGACAGAGGATATTGCCACAGCCATAGTGATTGGTGCCTCAGCCGGCGGGATTGATATAACCGCTGATGGAGATGATGCGAAAGACCTTGATCTTGCTTGTACTCATGGTTCTATTAATTTTACCGCTGGACAAAGTGCAGTTGATTCGATTGTGATTACATCGTCTATCGGTGGAATAGATATCTTAGCGGCAGGTGCGGCGGCCGGTGAGGATATAGATATCGTCGCAACGGGTTCAAGTGTCAATATAACCTCGACGGAAGCGGGTGTGGCCGATGCTATTAAGTTGAGTGCATCGGGGACAGGGGCTTTTGCGAATGTGATAGATATTACAACCACAAATGGCGGGATTACGATTGATGCCAACAATGCGTCAAATGGGGATATTCTTATTGATGCGGCCGATGTTCTGACCATAACCACGCCTGATCCTATTATTATTAATGGTGACGCGACATCTTCTATGGTGTTTGAAGGAACGGCGAATGATTTTGAAGCTACCGTAACGATTACCGATCCCACGACCGACAATGCGATTGTTTTGCCTGATTATTCCGGTGGGGTTCCTTTAATCATAGCCCAGGGATATACCCAAACAGCCCAGGGAGAGGCTGCCACCATTGATGTCACAGGTGGTGGAATTACCCTTGCAGACGGCTGGTTTATCGAAGGCAAAACCTTGAAGTTTGTTGTTGGCGGGGTCGTAACAGGCGCTAACGATACTGTTTCAGTATTACTCTATTTTGAAGATGCAGCCGTTATGACACTTACGACAACGGATGGCGCCGAAGGAGATTGGCAGGCTGAGTTTACAATAATTGCAACCGCGGCGGCTACGCAAAGGATTTTCGGGAAACTTGTGGCTGAGGGAGGGACAGAGGTTATAGTGGATTACGCCACTGACGCGACCGATACCGCAAGTGCCGGTACGATACCCATTAAACTCCAGATCGCAGAAGCCAATGGGACTGATGAGATCACAACCGAGTATGTCCAAATATGGTATTGGAATCAAGCAGATTAATTTTTAAACCCTTAATATAACAGGAGAATCTTAAAATGTCCGATGAAATAATAGAACATGAAGAAGATCAAGATCCTACTGAGGAGGAAACAGATTTTGATGGTGCTTTTTCCGAAGTAGCCAGTGAATCAGTAGACAAATCAGGAGAAATCGAAGACGAAGATAAGGATGAGAAAACCGAGGAGATTGAAGGGGAGACTGAGGAAGAAAAAGCCGCTAAAGAAGAAGCGGCAGAGAAACTGAAAAAGGCTGATGAAGACGCCAAAAAGAAAGCGGGGGCTGCCGAGGAAAAAGATGATGAACTCCCGGAATCTGAAGAGGATAAGCGTGGCAAGGAAATCTTAGTAGAAGAGGAAAAAGCCAAAAAGAAAGCGGAAACGGAGGCAGAGCAAGCCCAGAAGGAAGCTGAGGAGAAGAAAAAAATTGAAGAAGCAGGCAAGGTAAAACCATTTACAGGCGATGATATTAAAACCTTCTCACAGATAATATCTGAGGCTGAATTACCTGAATCAATTGAAATTGCAGAAGGAGTGGATGTTGATGTTAAGGAGTATTTACGAGATTTTCCCGCGGTACAGCCTGTTGTCGCAATGATAATGCAGAAGGTGCTTAAAAACCTTTTGGACAACGGGATGCTTATCACAAGCAAGACCTTTAACCAGGAAACAGAAGGATTTAAAACTGCCTTAAGGGATCTTAATTTTAATAATGCCGTTTATAGGTTGGCCCCGGAAGTGGAATTAAAGGATGAGACGGGAGGGGTAATCGGCAAAGAAAGAATGGATGTTGATGTCGTTCTTGATTCCCCGGAGTTTAAGGCGTGGCTGGATAAGGCCCCCAATGAACATAAAGCCCTTTTTCGCGGAGGACCAAAAGATTTTGTCCTTGGCTTGAAGAAATTTAGCGATAGCCTCAAAGTTGAAGACGCTAAAAAGAAAGTAGCTGAATCGGATGGTAAGGCTAAGAAGAAAAAAGATGAGCACGATGATGTGCATCTTCATACAGTCCGGAAAAAGAGCAAAGGCGAGGGCGGCGAGGACGAAGTTGACGATGATGATTTTGATTCCGCCTTTAAAGAAGCCGCGGGGAAGAAAAAGAGATGAAACCTACACCACAGGGCCTTATACTTCAGAAAAAGGGTATTAAACCATTGATAGAAGTCAATAGGGATTCACAGATCAGGTGTCCTTATTGTCGTAAACTTTTTGCGGTAGGAGATATCCCTGAAACCCCAATAGAGGTTCAATGTCCGCGATGTAAAGACGAACAAGGGAACCCGCGAAAGATAACATTTAAAAAGCAATCATAATTTTACTTAAACCTACCGAGAACCATAAAGAGTTCCATTAACCAAAATCTATAAGGAGGAACTTTTTATGGGAAATACAAATGTTTATGGTGACATATCACCGCGCACCGCAGCTTTTGCGGCAGTACAGTTATTGGAAAGAGGTCAGCATGGTCTTATTACCGAGAGATTCGGTCAGGCCAAGCCGATCCCGAAGAAAAGTACAAAAACAGTCAAATTCAGAAGGTATGAATCCCTTCCCCGGGCGACGGCGCCATTAGCTGAAGGTATCCCGCCTGCTGGCCGTAAGCTCTCCTACACGGACGTTACCGCGGCTTTAGAGCAATACGGCGACTCCGTTGAGATTACCGATGTAATTCAGGACACCCATGAGGATGATATCCTCAAGGAATCCATGGATCTCTGCGGTGAGCAAGCGGCTGAAACCCTTGAAGTAATCAGGATAGCCGTACTCAAGGCCGGCACAAACGTATTTTACGCCGGTGGTTCAGTAACTTCCAGGGCGACAGTTCTAAGCCCACCTGTTATTGGCGATTTTCATAGGATTTACAGGCATTTCAGAAAGTATAAGGCTCAGATGATCTCCAAGATCGTCAAGGCCTCTCCTATGATCTCCACGGCGCCAGTTGAGGAAGCCTTCTTTTGCATGGGTTCAACGGACCTCGATGCTGATATCCGGGGTTTAGCAGGATTTATTAAGGCCGCTGAGTATTCGGACAGCAATAAGGCCCTTCCCCATGAGATAGGGTCTGTCAACCAATTCCGGTTTATCCTTACGCCTCTGTTTGAGCCCTGGCTGGCGGCTTCTACAAATGCGACCAGCTCTACATATTTGAGCAATGGCATAAGCACGAGTGGCTATCCGGATGTGTATCCATTGATAATCGTCGCTCAGAACGCTTACGGTATCGTTCCTCTTCAGGGACAAAACGCCGTTAAGCCGACAGTTCTTAACCCCAATGTGCCGAGAGGCGGGGACCCACTTGGTCAATTAGGGTGGGTATCATGGAAAACGATGCAGACCTCGGCCATTCTTAACCACAACTGGATCGCAAGGCTTGAGTGTTGCGCCACGGCGGTCCCAACGGTTTAGTAAATAATTAATAATCGAGAACCCTAAGAGTTCCTAACTATAAAAAAATAATAAGGAGGACATATTATGGGAAAAATAGTAGCAGGAACTTTCATGCTTCCGGGGTCTGATATCGATCTGATTTTCGGTATTGGCTTTATTCCGGATTATGTCAAGGTTGTTGATCCGAACGCAAATGAAGCGCTCATGGAGTGGAATGTTCATATGTCACGGATTTTGGCAGTTGCAGGCGGTATTGAAATAGATGACGATGGC